AGCGGATTCAAGTGTTTTCATGGGGCTCGAGTGCGAGGCTGATGCCGACGCACCGAGACCTACTGCTACGGGGACAAATAAGGCGCGCGAGTACGATTACGGAAAGGCGCCCGTTGTAAAAGTCCAGGTTCCACTTTGGGATACGACCACGAAGGTGTTGCTGATCGTTGGTCTGCTGTTGGCGAGATACATCGGTTTCCTGCTCATGCTAGGGTCTGAGAAGGCCCGCCTACGCATTAATGCCGGTGTGGCCGCAAGGCAGGCACAGTTCCAATCCATGTTCGGATCTGGGGCTCAGACTGGTGAGCCCCTTGAGGGAAACAGCGACAGCTTCTGGTCCTGCGCTGAGATAATGCTCGGCTGGGCATGGTTACTGGTGGCCCAGCACTACGCCGCTAAGAGTCACAACTTTAACGGCCAGCTCATCTCAGTGCGGGGGAACAACAGGTCCTTATGGTGGCTTGCGGCATTTGCGCTGCTACCACTGTACGGCCTGGGGTGGATTCAGTTTGCCGTTTTGATGGCAGTTCTGTTCAAGTTCGCCGGTGTTGTTCCACCGGAGTGCGACGCGCGGATTCCAGGGACCACGTTCTATGCCGTGCGAACCACCATTGGTGTGGCTGATTCACGTGATTCCAAGTACATTGTTAGGGTTGGGCGGGTCAAGCAGCTCGCAGAGGCAAGCACTGAGTTGTCTGACACTGCGATCATGGCCGTCCTGACTAACAAGCTGGAAGAGGAAGCTAGTGAAAGGCTACCGTTCTTGACTGGTGAGTTTGTGCGTCCCATCGAACGAAATGTTCGCGCAAAACCTGATGCCCGCCCAGGATGGCTCTGGGTGAAGGCCACCATGGTCGATGGTGGCTATGTCCGCAAAAGCCGGTACCTAGTGGTCGAGCAGTGGTACACGGCGGTCCTTCTGAAGTTCCGGCAGATGGCTGAGGGCCAAACGGCCCGGCTCGCCTATGCCGTGATCGAACAGATTGGATCAGTGAGGGTGCCTGGCAGCTGGCACCTTGCCCTCGCGGATGCTACCGTAGCAGCTGCCATGGACGCCCATTTGCGGTGGGCGTCCTGCCGTTCGCCCCTATAGGGGCGAACGGATCCCTGTATTTTGTACGGGTACAGGGACGGCGATGGTGTTGTTGACCTAGGGGAAAGGCCCAGGCTCAAACCTGGTGCTACCGTACACGTCGCAAACATGCCAACCACTGAAAGGGTGGTGACCGCCACACGTATCGGACCCGTTGTGGCCGGCCACGCGCCCCCCATGCCTGACCCCAGCACAAAAGCGAATCTGGAAGCTGCTGAAGCCTTCCGTTCGTTACGACTGGTCGGGCCCACTAGACTGCCAAAACAGTTCCTGCAGGATCTCACAGTCTTCTGGTCAAAATGGGTGTCTACTAATATCCGCCCATCAGTGGTTACGCCAGATTTCGACGGATGGCTCGAGTCGAGGAAATACCCAACGATACGCAAAGAGGAACTGCGCCGTGCCCATACCCATTTGGAGGATGCCTCCCTGGGTAAGACCATAAGGGCTTTCCAGGACGTCGTCGGCCATATTAAGGCTGAGACGTATCCGGCGCTAAAGGCCCCCAGGTTCATACACTCGCGAACTGATCTGTTCAAGGTATACTGGGGCCCATGGGTACACATGATGGAGGAGTACGTATTTTCATTACCATGGTTTGTGAAGCACATCCCTGTGAGGGAGCGTCCTGCAGCCGTGGAAGCAATGATAGCGCACTACCCATACAAGTTCGTGTCTGACTACTCAAAGTTCGAATCATCGCTTCGCGTTGAACTACGTGAAGCCATTGAGTACCAGGTGTACCGCGCATTCGGCGTCCCCGAATGGTTCCTCAAGGTCCTGTCCTCCCCGGCACGTATACGCATGCGTAACTCGCGGCGTGGGTTTCGTGCGATGGTCACTGGCTCTCGGATGAGTGGTGAAATGGATACTAGTCTCGGTAACTCGCTCCTGAACTTAGGGATGTTCCTGTTTTGGGCACACGATACAGGCAACCAGATCGAGGGTATGGTGGAAGGCGATGATGGCGCATTCGGCGCCACCGCCATCCCCGACCCGCAATGGTTTGCTGAACGTGGGTTCGAAGTGGACATCCGTACATATGGACGGGTTGGAGAGATGGGCTTCCTATCAACCTACTGGACCGAAGACGGTGTGATCGTTGCTGAACCTACCCGCTTGGTCAAACTGGGCTGGTCGCATCATCTACCTGAGAATGCGAGACCGGCCCGGAAACGTGAGTTGTTTGCGGCAACGTGCATGTCGCTGGGCTACGAACTCGGGTCGTCCCCATACTACTGGGCTGTGGCGCGCAAGTACGCCAGGCCTGGTAGGCTCCGCAACGAATATTGGACACGTGCGGAGTTGGAATCCTTCGGTGCCAAATATGAGATACGCGAACAGTGGATCTATCTGTCCGGCCGGGTGCGTGTCCGGCCTCCTACTATGAAGGTTCGGATGGATTACTTTCTCATGTTTGGCATTCCACCTGAGGCCCAGGTGGAAGCCGAGCGTCAAATTTTGGCAGGGGAGCTGCAGATTGACGAGCCGCACACGAATGTGTGGCTGGACTCCAGGTTTCCTGATCTGGCAACATACGCAATGCACTACATGGCATAGTAGTGCACCTGGGCAATGGCCATGAAAGCGTTGTCATCAACGCAACTTTCTTTTCGCCGCCGAACGCGGCGCAGGCAACGGAAGCGCAAGCCCTCACATCGTGGGGGCCGTGTTCCGCCTCATCACCACAAAATCGTCAAGAGCGTCCAGGCTGCAATCGCAGAGCCTGGCGCACCAATCGTCGCCGGGATACCATGGATTGTCGCATCAGTCCTTAGTACCCTTGGAGCAAGTATGCTCAAGTCCGTCCTCAACTGGATCGCCGACAAGCTCGGGATTAAAGTTGGTGGCGGGCGAGGGCCGGTTGTCAACCCAATACACAGCACAACAAGCATTTCCCGCGGCCTGTCCGCCATCACAGGCGTTACTACCAACCAGGCCGCAGTGCACCAAGGCATCCCGCCCACTTTCTCGGAGCGGAATGGCCATAAGTACGCTCAAGGGAGTGCTTTCTATGGGTACATCCAGTCCCGCACCACATTCACGGCAACAGCGATACCTCTCCACCCTATGTTCTGGGGTTCAGAGCGCCTGTCACGTGAGTGTCAAGGGTTCCGTGAATTCCGGATCAACCACGTACGGATCCAGTATGTGCCACGGGTGCCAACGTCTAATATCCAGAACCTCATCATGTTCCACACGGATCTCGACGCCAGCATCGCGTGCGATACTGACTACAACGTGCAGAAGTGCGCTGCTCTTGAACGGGGGGGCACAGCCGGCCCTGCTTGGGCGGCTATGTCTCACACGTACGCACCAGACTACGAGAAGACACCTGGTCGCAAGATGCGAGTTAGGACTAGCGAGACTACGTTCCCGATCGCGTGGATCGTTACTGATTCAATCGACACCGCTACGTCCTATCTCGGAAGTATACATATTGACTACGAGCTCGAGCTTAGCGACCCGAAGCCTGTCTCCACGGGCCACGCCCCGTATTATACACGGGTTGGTCCGACCACCGTCACTGTCATAACAGATGGTTACACAGCCGCAAATCTGTGGGCTACTGCCACCATTGGATCGATATCGATTCCGATGAATTTGTCGGGTGCGAACTATTTTGGCCGTGATATGGGTGACGTCAACGTCGGCATGGGTGCAACCATGATTTGCACCGGCGACGATGGCGCAGGAGTACAGCGCTGGAAGTTCTTAGGTGAAGATCTTGAAGCTGCCGAGGTGGATATGCCCAATGCTTTCTACGTTACAGCGTTCGACGCGTCAACCGATGCGCACGTTTAGTGCCATTGTCTAACGACGTCCCGTCCAACAAACACGCAAGCTAGCTGGTAACACAGGGAGAAATCCAGTTTTTCAAAAAAAAAAAAAAAAAAAAAAAAAAAAAAAAAAAAAAAAAAAAAAAAAAAAAAAAAAAAAAAACCCAGCAAACCCCCAAAACGGGGGGCGGGTGGTAAAGAAGGGGTTTTTGAAAATAAAGAGCAAAGGG